CCTACACCATCTTCACGTATGATGTTATCGCCTGTTTCTAATAATAGGTATGTTAAATCTTCTAGGTTTATGGCATCATTAGGTACATCTGTCCTACGGTTACGGTAGCGATCCTGACTTCGTATTGATAAAAAACCTGGTCTCATTACTGACTAAGTTCTGTTATTCTAGCAGTTCCTGTTACAGAACCAACTCTAATTAATGCAACTTTACTTGCTGAATCTACTCTAAAGTATTCTACAGTAAATGCAGGTATAATCAAAGATGATGAACTAGCAGTAGGTGCAGCATCAAATGCTACAAAAGCATCAACAGTAGTTACTACTCTGATCTCTCTTGTGTGAGCATTAAAAGCACTAGAAGCAGCAGAAGATGATCCTACAGCTACAGTCTGTGTTGCGCCTGGTCTAAATGTTGTTGGAGATTTCATTTTTTTTCCTTATGTAAAAGAGGGAGCCGAAGCTCCCCCTAATTATTAATTACTCAGTAATATCTAATAAGATACCGTGAGCAGCTTCGTTTCTAACTTCTAGAGTAAATTCAACTAGTAGTTGTTTTTTCTCTGAGTCGCCAGTCTTAGCAAGATCATTCACTTGGAAATCTCTTAGGTAAGCGGCAGCAGCCATGTCTGTTTGTAATAAGAAACAAGTTTCTAATCCAGCCATAGTTCTGTTAGGTATAATCTGAAGATTACCAAAGTCTGATACATACACATCAATGGATGCACCAAAAGTTTTATCTTCACTAGTAAACATTCTAGGATTAGAACTACTAGCTCCAACAAATCCAGATATAGTTTGTTTTACTTTAGGTGGTACAACTAGAACATCTAGATCTCCGCCTGCAGTGTAAACTTCTTGGATAGTTTCTTTCAAGATTGCTTCAGTTATTGCTCTATTTGTTCCTGCACCAGGAGCATCAGTACCATCACCAGTTGATAATGTTCCAGAAGTTCCAGCAGATCCATTAGTTTCAATCCAACATTGTAGTCCACCAAAAGTTCTAGCAGCAGTTGCAGAACCTACTGCAGCTAATGTAGCAGATGAAAGAGCAAGCTCCATATCTTTTTTAAGTTCTTTTGATTTCTTAGCAATTTGGTAAGCCATTTCATCAGCTCTACCAGCAGCATCAACAGATGATTGCGTGCCAGAAACAGCAATTACTTTGTCCATAATCTGTGTGAAGTTTTGCTTTCTAGCAGTTGCAGTAGCAGCGTCTATAGTAGCATCGTCACCTTCGATTACAGCGTTAGAAGCAGCAGCAGCTAATGAATCTATTTGCCACTCATGCTTAGTTTGTTTAGCAATCGCTCTCGGGATTGCAGAAAGTATTGGAGTATCTTCAGGAGATATATTGTAAATTACATCTACTAAATCTTCTCTAATACCAGTAGTGTCGTACGTATCGTACAAGTTTGTTGGTTGTGCCATTTAAGGACTCCTTTATAGATAGTCTTTAAAAATAGAAGCAGCATCTTTTGCAGCTCCTGTTTTCTTCAGACGATTTAGTTTGTCTCGTCTAAGTTTTGAAGAGGCATCAGTTTTGTTTTTAGCAATACCAGATTTTACAACCTTGGGAGCATTAGCAACTTTCTTTGTAACTTTAGCATTAGATTTCTTTAAAGCATCATAAGCCATAGCATCTCTAATTAACAAGACTTGTCTTGCATCATAAATACTATTTATATCTTTTTCACCATAACCTAATTTAGAAAGATATACTCTCATATCAGATTTAAGTTTGCTTGCTTTAGCAGGATCATTAAACTCAGGAACAAGAGTACTAACTTTATGTTGTTGTTCTTGTAAGTATTTTTGAAACTCTTGCTGTTGATTAGCTTTAGTTTCTTCCTGAATCATTGCCAGATTCTCAGCACGTTTACGCATCTTATGCTCTAAGCGTGCAGCTTCTGACGG